ATAGAAGCCTGGTGCAGAAAGACTATAACTTTGTAGTTGACCAGCCATTAGACAGCCTCAAAATTGTCTTCAGGATAACGAGTGCTTTCCATTGCAATAGCATCAGAAAGCATTCCACGGAACAAAGCATAAGCCTCAGAAGAGTTAGTTCCACCATCTTCGCCACGCTCAATCAAAGCACGAGCATAAGCACTCTGAGCTACCAAATAGTCCAAGACTTTGACAGATGTAGAGTCAGAAGACAATGCTGCTTGAGGAACAATCACATCAAACAGAATTGTGTAAACGCCATCAGGAATTGGGTACAAATCAATCTTTGTGTCACCACTAGAATCTACTCCGTTATAGCAGTATTCAGATGGGATTCCTTGAACAGGAGTCACAAAGTTCAACTTACGATTCATGCTCGTGAAAGGAACATCACCCATCACAACATTGCTAGTTGTGTTGAGAGCATCCATCACACGGAACTTTTGACCAACACCTGTTAAAGAATAAGAATGTGTGCCACCAGTAGTTGAAATTGTTACTGTTTGTGACAAGCAATTCCAAGTATATGTGTCTTCAATCTGACGCTTGGCATCATTGACAAACTTGCCAATTAAAGAAGAATATGTTGTTTCGCCAACAGTAGATACTGTGCTTTCACGCAAGCGAATTAGCACATCGTTAACAAGTTCTAAGTAGGTCATGTTCTTTGTGCTCCATATAGCTCAAATGTCCCAAGTACCGAGAATGTACTACCAGACTCTGTTGTTACTCGGAATTGGTCTCCTTCTTCCAACACAATGTAAGCACCACCATCAAATTTCAAATATTCTTTGGAACTCATGCTATAGCTACTAAGAATATCGTAGGATGTTGCGGCACTTGAGTCGTACCATTGAGCAGTAATTGATTTAGTCGAACCTGTTGTATTGTGGAGGTACATCAGGTTAAAGAGAGCATAATATCCAGTCGGTACTGTATAAACAGTAGTCAATGTTGCCGCTGTTGGCGTTGCTGCGACTGAAACTGGTCTCACTTCTTATTCCTCTTAGAGATCGCTGCGGCCTTAGCTTTAGCGTCTTCCTTGGACGATGCGCCCCAAGCTCTAAGAGAAAGTAAAAGTCGGGTAGGCTTTCCATCTTTCATCTCAGCGCCAGGCATATTGCCCATTCGTGCTAAAAAGGATGCCCTACGAGGGTTATCTCCCGACTTGACTGGTGCTTTAAATTACCACCTGTTTCTGCATTATACGATGCTCTTCCTTTGGCATTCAAGCCCCCAGAAGCAGATTTTCCTTCTTTTCTTTGCCAAGCAGGAGTCTTCATTTTTTTGGCTTTTTAGGAGGTGTATGAGTAAGATTTTTACTGGTGCTAGTATGTTTTGCACCTGACATCAACACACCACCTTCTTTGTGGACAGGGCCTTTATAAGGCTTTCCATTAGGCAAATAATGTGTAGATGTTTTGCTCATTTCTTCTTAGCAGTCTTAGCCGCTTGTTTTAAATCTTTGGCAGTAGGAGCGCCTTTAGCGCCTACTTTGCGCATCTTTTCGCCAGAGCCTGCCTTGATACGCTCTCGTTTAGCAGCAATATTGGCGTAAAGACCTTGTTTCATTTCTTCATCCTTGGCTTAGACATACCTGCTTGCGATAAAGCAATGGCAACCGCTTGTTTAGGCTTTTTAACTACAGGGCCACCTTTGCCAGAGTGCAGAGTGCCTGCTTTGTACTCTCGCATAACCTTAGAGATTTTTGCCTCTGCTTTGGTCTTTTTCATTTGCCACGACCTGATTTCTTCATCATGTTCTTGGCAGTACGCTCGCCACGTTTAGGCATGGGCTTACCAACAGCAATCATAATAGCCAAAGGCATAGGCTTCTTGTCCTTCTTTGGCATCTTTGCGCTAGTCATCTTGGTTTTTCCGTACATGATTTTTCCTTAACGAATCATCTTGGTTGCAACAAAAGAAACAATACCACCTAATACAGATGCTATTGCCATACCAACAAACATACCGCCTTTAGAACGATTTGCCATCTCTAAAAGGGCTTTAATATCTTCTCGCATAGCATGAACTTCGTTCTGTAGAGCCTCTACTTGGGCTTCTAACTTACCGAATTCTCTTGGATCAATCTCAGACATTTGCGGTCTTCCTTGGACGCCCCATCTTCTTGACAGGCTGTGGTTGAGACAATATTAAAGGCTTTTCAAAAGACTCTTTTTGTTCTTCATCAATTCTGACATACCCTGCATGACCTTTCATGCTATCAATATCATGTTGATGCACAAAAGTTACTGTTTGACCGCTTTGTAAGCACTTAAAGGTTGCCATAAGAATCTCCGAAGAAAAGGGGGTTATTAGCCCCCTTTAGATTAGACCATGCGAACTACGACCAAACGAAGGGTAGTAGAAGCCAAGTCAACAGTTGAGCCAGACTCATTCTGGACACGGAATTTGACTGTATTTGCAGCAGAAACATAACCTGTTACTGTCAAACCAACCAAATCTACACCCAAAGATGCGCCAATGACCATGTCACCCAAGGCTACGCCAGGGATGGTGATGTCGTCAGTCTCGCCAGCTCCATCTACCAATGAACCTGCGTCCAAAGTAGCACGAACTGCCCAAGTATCGCTGAACAGACCACGGAACTGGTCGTTTCCACGACGTGATGTTACCGATGATGCGGTTGCCATAATAAATTCCTCCTAGATTAAGAAAAAATCCCCCCACCGATTAAGGCGAGGGGAAAGTGGCAACATTAAGCAGGAACTGCCAATGCAAATGCACCAGATGCGTTAGCGGCAGAGCTAGTAGCAGATGTACGCAGAGCTTTCACACCATAAATGGTGTCAGCAGTAAACAATGTACCGAGGTACTCTTGCTTGTACTGAGTCTGTGAACGGATGCCCAATTGCTCAACCAAGACCATAGAGTCTTTGTGGCCCATCAAGCAGATGCGGTCTGTACCAGAAGAACCAGCACCAGTATCAGCATTGGAAGATGCGAACACAGCCATGCCGTACAGTTGACCGATTTCACCATTGCGGATCGCATCGCCATTACCAATGAAGGCTTGCTCGGTGTAACGAGCCAGACCCATCAAAGTGTTACGGCTTGAAGGAGGAATCAGGAAGAAACGACCATCCATAGGAATGTCGTTGTCGTCCAAACGCTGAATAGTGCGACGAATAGCGGCATCTGTCAAAGCGGCTGCATTTGAAGATGTGCTGTTGTAAGCAGTAGTACCATCAGAGCCGATATAGGCTTTGGTAGTAGTGTTGCTTGTAGCATAGTCATCAGTACCAACTGTAGCGCCATTGAAAGCACGACCCAATTGAACCAAGTCTGTGTCGATGCGTTTAGCCAAGGCATAACCTGCGTCTTCTGTGTAGAAAGAACGCAAAGATGTCAGAGCTTGCACTTCAACGATGTCTTCGATCAAACGTGAGTACTCATAGTGCTTGTTGATCAACACTTGAATGTTAGTGTCGCTTTCAGCAATCAGAGTAACTGCATCTGTAGCGGCTTTAGCAGAAGCTGAACCACGAGCAGGGCTAGGAATGTTTACTGTGTCACCCTTTTTGCCTTTGAAAGACATCTTCTTGACCAAGTTGGCCAAAACGAGGTTTTTCTTATAGGCGGCAACAATTTCATCACTCCAAATCTCTGGAATGAAGTTAGCTGCGGATGTAGTGGTTACACTATTTGTGGGGGAAAAGGCGGTATTTGCCATGATTAAATCTCCAAAATTAAAAAAAGTTACTTAACTCGGCCTTCTGAGTACGCTTGCATGATCTCGTCACTCAGCATCTCATAACGACCAGGGTCTTGCATTTTCAGCCGAATAAGGTCAGCCCTACGATAAACCTTCTTAGAAGATTCTCCAGAACCACCAACATCAACTCCAACAGCCTTGAGATTCTGCTTGCGAGTGGCTTCTCCAGCATCACTTGCTTGCTTAGTCTTCACGCTACGAAGTTGCTTGTAAGTAGACAGCAGTTCATTAGCCGAGTCAAAATCATATCCAGAATCAGCTTGCTCAAATATCTTGATGCGAACAGGGCTAGACTTCACCCAATTAGCAAAATCCTGATCTTTAGCAATTTCGCCAAAGTCGGGGTGTGTTTGCGCTAACCTTTGCTGAATTTGCGCCCTTTTCATCTCTAACGTCACTTGTCGTGCAGCTAGGATGTCAGGGTGATTATCAACTGTCCTTTGAACTGCCTTCTGTGGATTCTCAAAGAAATCTACTTCAGGCTCTTCCGTTTTTGTCTGTTGCTGTCTAGAACTAAGGTTCTGTTTTAGGAGTTCATCTGCAAGCTTACGGACTTCACCCACTTCTTGTGCTTGCTTGCCAATGAGCTTTTCAGCCTCTTGGTGCATTTTCACAATATCGTCTAAACTTTTATCCCTGTATTTCTCAGGAAGTTCAGCCTTTTGAGCGATCTTCTGCTCTTCAATTTCTAACTCACCAAACACTTCTTTGTCATCGTCAATCAACATACTAATTTCCTTTTCCTGCCGCTTTCGGTTGTAGGAGATTCAACTCGGCATAATTGCTTATGAGTTGGCTTTGCGTTCAGCCTTCAACTTGTCAGTATGACTCTTGCCAAACTTGCTATAAGCAGTAGGGAAAGAGCCAGACCAACCTTCTAGTCGAAATGCTGGCGCTGATAGAACACGATGAGTTTCCTCACCGCACTCACATTTGAGAATTGTTGCCTCATAATCAACAAATCTCTCTGTTTTATGCCCATTTACACAGGCAAATTCATACATTCTTTTCATTTAAGTCCTCAAATGCTCGCTCGCTGACTTGTTTCAAGTTTTTCAGCCAAATAAGTATTGATAACTCACC